AGTCCTGTTATTGCTGCTAGGTCTCCCCAACCAAGTCCATGCCCAAGGTGGTCTACTCGCAATCTGTTAAGATTATCTGAGTCTACACGCAAACTCGAAGCATAGTTATGGATATGCCTTTCGAGCGGTTCATTATAAAAGTTTGCTCCACCTGTTTCTTTAAACTTCGCGGTGTAAATCCGATATGGCATGTCTTGATTTTGTTTTGGCGTCCAAGTAGAACCATTCTGAGAAAGGAATAATGAACCTTTCGATGGTTGTTTTGAAACTCTATTAGAAGTAGAACCCAACACAAGATCATAGGTTGTCGCAACATATGCTTCATACTTATCGCACTCTGCTAAAAGAACAAAGGCATATTCTTCTCCTGAGCGCAAAAATACTGGTTCTTCAAACTCAAAGGTTACTGGATGAGCAAGAACAGAGGCCAAAGTTTCAGTCTGTCCTGATATAGCAGTCCTAACAGCAGCAGCAGTTTTATACACTCTGTGTTGTTCGCTGATCACGTCTCTATCAGGAACACCACTACTTACTGTCCTTAGTTGCAATTGTAGTGGAACCTGAGTATCTGATACGCTAGGTGCGCTTCGAATAAACGTGTCAATTTTGGTTACAAAAACTCCAGGAACACCAGCACCACCGTCGACGGTGAATGTTTGTGCAAGGGGATCCCTTGGTCTCCAATCTTCGCTAACTCCAATAAGTTCTTCACTCTCAGTAACATACTCATCTTGAACAGTAACCACCCGAGTATGCGCAAAGGTTCTTTCTCTTAATGAAATTCTTCCCCATGCGCTATAAGAAGTTGATGCACGGGACAACGCTCCATCAGGGTTATACGTTGATATGTCTAAAAGTTTAACCTGATGCGTTCCACAACGGAACTTCCAACCCATTTCATTCAACGCATTAACAGATTTTACCGAACCATATTGTTTTGCATACTTGCGAGAATTTGCAATCCACTGATTCCATTCTTGCTGAGTGTTGAATTGCGTAGAAAGGGGAATAGGAATCACAGAATTATTAGGAATCCAGAGTTCAAAGAACAATTCTCCATCGTTATCAGATATCAAAGTTCTTTCAGCATCGCTACCGAATGGGTGACTTTTCAAACTTACGTTTGTTTGCGCAACTCCTCTTCTGTGATCGCCAGCAGAAATAGAAGAGTTATACTCAGTTTCTGTTCTACTTCGAACCCACTGATTCATTTGTATTCCATTCATGTAACACCAGTAACGAGTGTTCGGGCGCATTCCTTGTGCCTTAGCAAAAATTCTTCTCTGCCTCATGAAAGGTACTGAAAGAATAGCAACAGTTCTGTCGCCAAGATCGCGAGTGAACGTTTGATCGCTGACAACCTTAGTTCTGACGCTCTGCGTGACTCGATATGTCTCTGTTCTAGTTCCAACTTGTACGTCTACCAAATCAAAAAAGTTGTCTCCGGTTTGTTCGTTATCACGACCAAGGGCAGTATTGCTAGAACCAAGGAGCGCACCAAAAAGTCCAGCAGCTCCAGTAGGTTCCGTTCTAGGGCGAGGAACCCAGCGAATAATAACAGAAGTTCTGGAATAAGTAAAAGTTCTTGGTACTAAAGGTTCACCAATTCGACGGATTATAGTACCGCCATTAATATGCTTGTCTGGCAACCTTCGAGTATCGAACCAAATATCTCTTGATGGGTTCAAACGGAGAATACCTTCTCCCATGAAGACGTTAAATGGGTTTACATTATAATATCCAAATTCTTCATAGTTTCCAGTAGATTTCCAAGAAATCATCTCATTTTTCATACTCGTGTCTAAAACGTTTATGTAGTCTAACATAAGGTTTTCACCTTTCTTGATTATGTTAGATTTTGTTACACCACGAGAAGAATATAGATTGGCAGAGTCATAATTAAACCCAATATTCTCTGCTTCTAACTTACAATGCATAGTGAAGTTACCCTCATCTAAAGATGAGGTAGCAAAAGACGCATCGTCTATAAAGCTGTTGTTAATAATTGAGGCAGTGAACGCATAACCTTTAGTGAAATCGTCTACAAAGAAACCAGTCTTGGAGCGGATATTACCGTCAGCATCAAGTTCTACGAGGTTAGATGCTTCCTGTTCAAGAGCAGTCAAAGAAACAGTTTCTTCAAGACGAGCAACTCTTCTCTCAATATCGTGTATGTCGTTCATTTTAAATCCACGATATTGTCGACGGTTCCAGGACAGGTCAGAAGAACTCTTAGTGTTTCCTCCAAGAGCAACATCAAACAGAACCATTTCTCCCTTTTTCTCTCCTGGAGGTACTGGTTGTAAAGATTCTTCTCCTTGGTTTACTGCAACCACTGGGCGAAAATCGCCGTCATATTTCAAAACCACATGGTCTAGTCGGTGATTATAAAATTGAACACCGTAGTTTATTTGATCGTCGTTTCTTGGCAACCTAAAACGATCTCCAGAAGTCATTTCACTAGAATTAGGATCTAGTTTTGATCGGAAGTCTAGGTAGTTGTGTAATGGATATATTCGACCGCTTTTATTAGAAACATAATTCGGAATATCGCCGTAGTCAAACCAAGTAGAATCTTCTATGTCATAAGAATTAGCAGAGAAAAAGTCTCCGCCCGATCCCCAAGTAAAGTATGCGACCTTGGCTCTTATATTTGTAACGGCAGCAGCAACCCCGTCTGGGATTAATTTTACAGGTCCGTAATAATTGTCTCTTTGCCCTGGATCAAAAGCGACTTGGTGCAGAACATTTGAACCAGCACTATCACTATCGTATGCTGCAATCAAAGAAATACCATCATACAATTCATTAGCAGTAATAGAAAAAGAATCAATAGTAAAGTCACTATCTGGCGAAGTACGAGAAAAATCGAACCAATTTTCTGAATATGTTTTAGACTTTGGTGATGGGTTATCAACGCTCACATAATAGAAAATTTCATAGTTAGCACCAACGCCAGTTAGAGAACTAATAGTAGCTGTGTTTCCAACTACTGATATTTTACCGTCAATATTCTCTACGGTATTGTTATCCTTTCTAATCGCGATCCATTGCGCCTCATCTGTAAAAGATTCGTCACCAGCAATTGTGATAGTCACTACACCACCAGGTGCCGATTTGCTCGTCTGTTCTTGAACAGTGAAATTATCCACACTGACTTGTTTGACCCTTCCTCCAGGGACTTCAAAAAGACTGGTATTCGTTTCTGGAGAAGTTACATAAGTCTGATTATCTTCCCTCAATGGTTTTACTGCTTTTGCAAAATCGGTAGAATCTCCGATAGCAAATACGTCTCTGAAATTATTCGCGCTAGACATTTGTATGTCGAAAAGGTGCATTCTGTATCGAGCACTGACATTTCCGGAACCTCTGTCGACAAGAGATTTCACTCTGGTATAACCAATAACAGACGAACCCGCATCAAATAGAGCAATTTTCTTTTGATTTGTTATTGCGTTCTCAAAATCAGTATCTAAGTTACCCAAAGAACTATCGCCTGAACTTAGGTTGTCAAAGGCAACGTAGTTTTTGTAAGAAACATTAATGTTTTGATCTGAGTCGGAAACAAAAGAAGTTGGTTTCGGTACAACTAAACTTTTTCCGACTTTATGCTCTAGGCGGAATCCATCTAAAAATGCTAGTGGACGCACCCCTAACTGTTCAGCAGGAATGTCATAAATCATTTGAGCACTGTCATCGCCTTCTCTAAATTCTATCTCAAAGTCGTTGACAATAAAGTTTCCATGAGTATCATGGTGGCGATGTGCTAGTCGTTTCTCAAATTGATTAAAATTGTCAGTTCCTTCTTTTATTTGTACGATTTTAGAAGCACGAACAGTTGCAAAAGACACAAAATCTTCTGCTACTGCAACCGCGTCTCTCGTAGACAAAGTCATCCGGATTCTATATCGATCAGCACCAGGAGCAGAGAGATTAGGTCTAGTTCCTTGATTGTCGTACAAAGCATCGTCATCAGCGGTAGTTACCACATCTTGCGTTACTTCAAACCCTACTTCTGCATCAACATAAGAACTGTATTTTGATATTGCTAGAGTTTGTTTAGGAACGTATACAAAGTGTCCTTGAACGTAAAATTCTGCTCTTTGTACAGAAAAGAGGACACCCTTTCCAGTAGAGTTTATCGCCGAACCGCTATGTTTTGTTCGAACAGTAAGACTATTACTAGCGTTTACTAACGTTTCTGCATCATCAAACGTTAAAGATTCGGTTTGAACGTTTGTGGAAACACTTTGTTGATTAGCAGAGACATACCTTCCATACAAGATATGAATCGTACTCTCACCCGCGTTATCGTCTTTCGCTTCTTGAATATAACTTATTTGAAACTTTAGTCCGTTCGTTCCTGTTTTTGATTCGCCTGTAAACTCTAACCCAATATAGTCGGCGGCATCAAGGGCAAAAGATGCGTCTGTGACGATAACATAATCAACGATGTCAGTTCCAGCACCAGATGATTTCGGAGATATAGCAGCACCATCCATGAAGATGTTGTTTGCCATTCTGGTGATTTGAGTTTGTAAAATAGTCTGTAACTGATTGAGTTCCCTCGCTTGGAGAGCACGTCCAGAATTGAATAGAACCTTATGGTATCCAGCACTATCTTTAAAATCGTCCCTATATGTATCAGAGAACGTTGTTGATGTAAACTGATTAGGCATTTCTTATTTCCTTAAAGGTCTATTACAATCTTAATGTCTTCTGTCTGTTCGTTATCTCTGGTAACTGGTGACCTGTTGTCTATGTAGATCACTTCTCCAGAGAAGTTGTTTACCTCAGCAGGGCGAAGAACGGGTTGCCCTCCAGCTGGGTTGGGGGTAACAGAAATACCACTACCTCCAGCACCAACAGAAACAGTGTCAGAATCTGTAAATGGTGTGAATCCAGTTTCTCTTGTTTGATGAACATACAAAATATCGTTCGCCTCGTCAAAATAATCTAGGACTGCTCTTGCGTTAGAAACACTACCTATAACAGTTTCATCACCAAGAATATTGGAATAATTCAACCCGCCAGCAACATATAATTTTTTAAGTGCATTAAGCGTAACATCGCTTGCAGCAGAATCTCCAGAAAACCCAGGATATTGTGCAGAATCTTTTAATGGGTTTTTAATAATTCCTATTTGACGGAAATCGTTAGTTACTTGGAAATCGTTATTTTCTGTTCCGTCTAAAGTTGTGTTAAACATTATAGCAGAAGAGTTTAAATCTTTTATGGGGTTTGCTCCCATACCAGAATCATTAGCAATAATTGCGCGCAGTTTTGCCCCAGTTCCGCCACCTCCAGATACAGTAATAGAAGCATCAAAATAATTTTTGCCGAAAGTAAACGTGCCTACGCTGTCGCCGTCAGTAGAGTCTGCCTTCATAATTACCTCATATATTGATCCGTTATGAATACGAGCAAATGCTTGCGCTGGAGTAACAGCAGAATCTAATTGAGCAGAATCGAACTTTGTTAACGTATTTCTAGAAATTGACGTAATGGTTATTGTCGGTTTAGAAGTAAAACCAGAACCACCGCTGTCTATTGCTATTCCGATGATTTGTCCTGGAATCGCATTGTTTTGTAATCCAAATTGTTGTCTACGAGAAACTGATAAATTATCGAAAGGAATATTTGTTTGAGAAGAATCTAACACCTTTTCAACAGGCATGTAAGCAGAAGTAATATATTTTCTAGATTCCGCTGCGCCAATATTGTACATGAACTTCCAGATATATCCATCGTCACCAGCAGAAAAGGGGTTTCCTGAAGTGTCTATTGGTTTATACAGAGATGCTCTAGGAATTGCTTGAGAGGTATACCCTTTTTGAAGGCAAACATAAACATTATCGTCGTCAGTAAGAACGTAATAGGGGTTTTGAATATCGCCAGAAGCAGAAATCGTTGTATTAGAATTATACTTATCGTCCCATGCTTCATAAAAGTTACCAGCAGTCCAACTGTGCCTTGGTACAACATAGGAAACGTCCGGAACCAATTTCATTGACTGAATAGATGCTTGAAAATCTTTAACGGAGCGATTGCTTGGAGTTGGCGCAGGTGGTTCTACGTCAGAATCCCATTCCTCTGATCTTCCAATCGCCAAATAAAATCTATCCGAGTCTTGCCCTGAATCTAATCCAACGTTTTGGGTGCTGTTATAGAGATCAGTTAATATATCTCTTTTTAGACTTTCAGTTATAGTAGCGGCCATTTCCTTTACCTATTATGCTAATGTGATGCCAGTATCTGTAATCAGATGCCAAGCAGAGTCTGACCAGATTAAAGAACAAGCAGCGTGTTGAGCGACTTGTATTGTTGTTCCACCCGCCAAATTTGCTGGGGTGATCGTAGCAGTACCAGTATTAATATTTACAAACTTTTTTTCGTCTCCTATCGTTACACCGTCTGGTAGGGTGACCGCAAAAGGCGTAGATGATTTGTTAAGAAAAGAAGTTGGAAGTTTAACGCTGGCAGTAGATCCTGTAGTTGTAATTGTTTCAGTAGTAAACACAAGTCTGCTGTCTACGTGAACGACACCGTTGTTGAGTGGATGAAGATGAAGGTCTACATCGCCTGAATCTCCCGTAACCCCAATGACAACTCCATAAGAAGAATCGCCGTTTTTAACTTCAAAATGATTAACTGCGTCTGGAGTACCATTAAAAGAAATAATTGGGTTATCGTTGCTATCGTGAATGTCGTCAGTAATGACGTCAACCAACGTTTTGTTGGTCAGGATATCTGTCGTGTCTTTTAATACAACGGTGCCAGTAGCATTAGGGAGAGTGATAGTTTTATTACTACCTGAAGTAGTTGCTGCAACTAATTTTGTATCGTATGTCCCATTTTCAAAAATAATCGAACCGTCAGAATCAAAACTGATGTTTGTGGTCGAAGAGACAGAATCCCCAAACAGCAGAAATAAAGACCGAAAATTTGTATTGATCTTATCTGCTGCCTGACGTAAAGTATCGCCAGTACCATCATTGGCAGTAGTACCGTTGTTTAAAATTTCTCTGGTTGCCATTTCCAAAATTTCCGTTTATTTGTATTGACTATTTATAAGGGTTTTATTCAAAATCAACTATATGTCGCCATTATATCCCAAAATAGGAGCAGAGTCGCCGTTACCGAGTCCATCACTATCAACAGAATGCAAATAACTGAAGTGCCAAACATCTTCGTCTATCAAATTGATTATATTAGATAGGTCAGCATAACTATCATCAAGAGTTCTAGCATTTATATCATCCGCGTCAGCGAGAGAACCATATTGCGTGTCCCAATTTGCAATTGTTCTTGGGTGGAACATATCGTTTGGTCTGGTTCTAATTCTATATCCATCCGGACCAGGAGCAATCTCAGTAACAGAAGAGGTTAGAAGTCCCTTTGTTTCTTGTTTTGTTGTTATATTAGTTGTTTGCACAATTAATACTGGTGGAGGCGGTTGGATAAGAGCAGGTGGAACCAACCCCAACCCCAAATCAAATACTGAAGTTATGTCTACCTTTCCTGCAAGGTACATACCTGCTGGGTGAATGAAAGACTTATATGCTCTTTGCCAAACATTAACGGAAAGTGGTGTAGATATCAGCAATCCATATAACTGGAAAAACCTATTGTCAGTTATTCTTTTATCCGTAACATCAGAACCAATTGCTGTGTTAGAAGTTTTTTCAGATTCAATTCTAAGTTTTTTTCCTTGATATAGCAAAGCGTTACTAGCAGCATAATTAAGAGAAACATCAGATGCATATGAAGTTGGGTTGCCTTCTGCATTAACTGCCCAAGAAGGAGTAGAGGTAGTTTTTAAAGAAACCTTTTTTTCAAAATAATTTAATTCGTAGTCTACACCTTCAACAATTTCTATGAATTCTCCGTCATCTTTTTGCAGAAAGACTGTGATTACTGCATCCGGAAATGTAAAAGAAAAGTTATTACCTGTTGTAACCCCACCACCAATATACTCTAGCGTTTCTAATCTGGGGTCGCCCACATTAAATACTCTGTCTCTCCCATATTCTACTTCAATATCTACTCCATAAAATATCCTAAAAAACTGTTTTATAGAATATTCTGTTCCTTTAGATCTATAGAGTATGTTTGAGTATTGTATTGCTGATCTTTTATCGTTGAACGTTTCGAAATAAGGTTCGCCGAGTAGAAGTTCGCTTGCGATAAATGTCAAAAATTCAGTTTTTGTTTGTACTACATCACGGGATATTAGGAGATCTTGAATATTTGAAACAGGGTTATCCCCTGCTTCAAGACTTTTATAATACTCTTCCAAGAACTTTACTAAATTTGGGTACTTATCGTCGAAATGAGACGGCAAAGCATTAAAAACTTCATACCGATCAAAGTCTAGATCGTATCGATAAATATCGGATGTTGTCTTGTCAATTGACATGCTTGTTACTCGGTGTCAGTGATAACTGCTCTGGAAAACGATTCTTCTGCATCAAACTTTACAATACTGTTTCGGACTGAAGTCACAACAGATTTATTTGCAGGAATAGCATAAAGTTTTATATAAGATCTTCCCCCTGGAATAGATTGAACATTTAATCCAGTTATAGTAACTGTTCCAGTAGTTCTATCGTAGGAACCTATATTGTCTACTATGACATCACCAAAAGAATCCACTATTTCTAAAACGTTAGAAGGTCTAGTTTCAAATACTGCGTTTTGTCCTTCGCCAGAAACACGAACTCTTTCGTTCAATTTGTTTCTTATAAACACTGTTTTATTTTTGTAGGTAAACTCGCTGGTATAGACAGTTTTTGCTTGTTGTATAACAGGGTCTCTTATTGCGACTGGGAATTTTACAACATAATCTTTTATCTGTGTCAATTGAGGAAATACCCTTCTATTAAGAACAATTTCCGCGCGAGAAGAGAGCACAGAAGGATCAGTAGCGTCAATATCGGTTAACAGGTTTGACAAACGAAATACTTGACCAAAACTTCCAGTATTTTCTGCAAAATATTCTTCTACAGAAGTGTTCACAGCTGCTCGTATGTTGGATTGAGTCAATCCTGTCAAAGCAGGATTAAACTGGAAAAACACTTCAGTCGCAATATAAGTTTCTACTGGATCTTGGAACCTTAACTGAAAAGATGTTATAGAATATTGTTCTGCTAACTCTAGAATCTTTTGCCTAGTATTAGAAATTGTTTGCGAACTTAGTCCTGCTTTCCAGACTATAGAAACATATACTGCTCCAAAATCTGGGTTAAGTTCGTCTTGTCCTCCCCAAGATTGTATGTCACTAATAAAAGAAGAATATTTCTTTAGTATGAGTGCGGTGTAATCGTTAGCAGTTACCATTCTGTTTTGTGAAGAAAATTGATATGGGGCATTTTTTCTTATAGATTCAATAGACTCAACAGCAGTACCGCCAGAGGAACTTGTCACCGTTTCGAGATTAACTGTATCTAAATTGGGGTCTACGAGATAACTTCCAATGTAGATGTCAGAAGCAAGAACAAGACTTTGTATCCCATTTGCTGTTTCTCCGCTATTTCGAAGATAATTAACAGCAACGACGTTTCCTGCCTTTGGTGAAACACCGAGAGTTGTTCCGTTACCAAAAGACAACTCATAAAATCCATTAGGGGATTCTCTAAGAACATACAATCTAGATTCTGCATCAATCGTTGTAGCGTCAACTAGGTTTTGATAAACAGAAAATTCTGAACCTCCGTCTACCTCAGAGGATGCCTGATCTTCAAACACCCTGACAATGGCAGTGCTTATGTCAACTTCTTTGTCGGGGATAACATAAACAGTATCTAATGAAGACCCAACCAAAAAGTCTTGTTGTCTCTCTTCTCCTTCGTAGACGAAAATTGTCCCATCAGGGTCGCCCGCAGGATAAAATTTATACGTCCCATTTTCTAAAAATGCTTCAACAGTTACCCTATTACTAAATGTATAGTCTACCTCGTCTTTTGTTCCACGAAGGACCAACTCACCAGGAAGTAATTTGACCTGAGTCGCTAAATTGCTAACCGAGTTTGGAGTTATTGAAAAATTAATAGTGCACTCAGAAGATTTTTTAGAGTCGGGAATATATCCCAAAGATTCCGCTAAAGAGACAACAGAAGG